TCCCTATGGCCGTACATGATGCCCAGCCGTGGGATTGTTCCTCACACCACCATGCGGTTTATGTTCTGGATCGAGCCACGCCATGTCCTTGGCTGGCTAAAATCGATGGCGAAATGTACCCAGCCAAGTATTTGTTTACGGTAGATTATGCCGAGAATGAGATTGCAGATGACCCTGCTCAGCACAAACAATCGCATGTAATGGAGCTGTTGGACGCAGGTCCGTGGACTGGAAATATTGTAGCATTACCAAATAATCGTGTTAGAGTGACCCATCCAGCTTGGTTTGAGACTGGGAAAGGTGCGCCAGATTTTAAACCCTCCCAACATATTCATTACAGCAAGTCGGACTTGGATTATACTTTGGATGTCAATAGAATATTTGACAACCTATACGCAGACAAAGAGTAAGCTATGGCAGTTGAACGCGGTGTAGATGACATTGATAAAGAAGTCCTAGACATTCAAGACAACACCAAAGAGCTTGAAGTCACCGTTGAGGGTGAAGAAATTACCTCAATGTTTGATGGTCTTGAGGATGAAAACATAGAGACTCTTGAGGACGGAACCATGTTAATTGGTGAGCCTCCGATGGAGCAGATGGCTCCCGGCGAAGATTTCTATGCCAACCTGGCAGAAAGCATCGATGATGCTGAGTTAGGCCGTATTTACAATTCCGCCATGGCTGATTTTCAGTCTGATAAATCTTCTCGAAAGGAATGGGAGCAGCAGTATCGGGAAGGACTTGAATACCTTGGTATGAAGTTTGAAGAACGCTCTGAACCTTTTGAAGGTGCATCAGGTGTAATCCATCCTCTACTGGCTGAATCAGTGACTCAGTTTCAGGCACAAGCTTACAAAGAGATGTTGCCGTCTGGTGGGCCAGTTAGGGCGCAGACTGTTGGCTTCGCCACCCCCGGAACCGATTTACAGGCAGCGCGTGTACAAGAGTACATGAACTATCAGATCACTCAGGTAATGAAAGAGTACGACCCTGAGACCGACCAGTTGCTGTTCTATCTACCCTTATCGGGTAGTGCGTTTAGAAAGGTTCACTTTGACCAGACTCTAAACAGAGCAGTGTCTCGTTTCATCCCTTCCGAGAAGCTGGTCGTGTCTTATGGCGCATCCAGTCTGGAAAGCGCAAACCGAATTACCCATGTCATTGATATGTCGGTCAATGATGTAAGGAAGATGCAGCAATCGGGTTTTTATCGAAAGACCCCCATGTCGAATATTTCTGACAACCTGAATAATCAGGATGGTATTCAGGAAGAACTGGATGAGCTGCAAGGTGTTAAGCCTTCTTATGGCAGCAACGATGATTGTGAAATTTATGAGATGCACGTTGAGTTGGACATTCCGGGTTACGAGGATGTTGACCAAAATAACGAACTGACTGGAATCAAACTTCCTTACATTGTCACGCTATCTCCTAGAGACTCTTCTATTCTTTCGATTCGTAGGAATTACGAACCCAATGATCCCATGCGTAAGCGTGTGGATTATTTTGTTCATTACAAGTTTTTACCAGGCGTGGGTTTTTATGGCTTCGGCCTGACCCATATGATTGGTGGACTGTCGCGTGGTGCGACCTCCATACTAAGACAGTTGATTGACGCGGGAACCCTATCCAATCTCCCCGCAGGATTTAAAGCTCGCGGCATTCGTATCAAAGATAATGATACCCCAATCCAGCCTGGTGAATTTAGGGATATGGATGCCCCCGGAGGGTCATTGCGTGATGCCCTGATGCCGCTTCCGTTTAAAGAGCCTAGCGGTACATTATTGAATTTATTGGGAATGCTGGTTGAATCAGGCCAGCGTTTCGCTTCCATTGGTGATATGCAGATAGGAGATGGCAATCAGGCCGCTCCTGTAGGTACGACTGTTGCGTTACTGGAACGCGGTAGCCGTGTCATGAGTGCGATCCACAAGCGATTGCATTATTCACAGCGTATTGAGTTCGGATTACTGGCTCAGGTCTTCAAGACTTACATGCCGCCGGTTTATCCTTACATGACAGCCAATGGTGATCAGTCAGTTAAGCAAGCTGACTTTGACGATCGTATAGACATTATCCCTGTATCTGATCCTAATATCTTCTCGATGAGCCAACGTGTCATGATGGCCCAAGAGATGTTGCAAATGGTTCAGGCAGCACCAGAAATTCATGGTCCCATGGGGATTTATGAAGCCTACAAGCGTATGTACGAAGCCATGGGAATACAGCAGGTTGAACAGTTATTGCCGCCTCCTCCACCCCCACCGGCCCCTCTTGGCTGTGCGGAGGAGAACGGCATGTTTGTGACTGGACAGCCTTACCAGCCGTTTCCTGAACAGAATCATGACGCGCACATTGCTTCGCATTTATCGCTCTATGGAACTGCATTGGCTCAGATGAACCCTCAAGTTCAATCGATTATCCAGAGCCACATCTATGCCCACATTGGTATGAAAGCGCAGCAATTGGCTATGCAAGATCCAGAGGTTATGCAGATGCAACAGCAAATGCAGCAGGTTCAACAGATGCCTATGGGTGGTATGCCTCCACAACCTGGAATGGCTCCTCCTATGAATCCTCAGTTGCAGCAAATGGAAATGCAAATGAAGAATTTAGTTGATAGCAAAATTGCTGAGATATGCGCTCAACTAATTGAGCAGATTGCTCCAAGCTTTGCGCCTCAAGAGCCCGAAGATCCATTAGTTGCATTACGCCGTGAAGAGTTGGCTATCAAAGCTGAAGACGTGGAGCGTAAAGCAGAAGACGCAGACAAGCGTATCGCCCTAGATAAAGAGCGATTAAGAGAGCAAAGTCGCTTAACTGAAGAGAAAATCGATTCGGCTGAAGACATTGCTGGTATGAAAGACAAGCGAACTCAAGAGCGTCTGGAACAGCAGCGCGAGTTAAAGATGGCGGATATGGCAAACAAATCCATGAAGGATATGACTGACACCTTTTTTGGGAGAAGATGATGAGCAGTGTAAGAGAAAAGCGAGCGGCTGAACAAAAAGCAGCCAACAAGCGTGAAGAAGAGTTTCGAGTAGCTGGTAAAAAAATTGATAAGCTAGTCGAAGAAGTAGAAGCGACTCCAGTCCCTGAGCAAGTGGCGGAGGAAAATAAGCCAGCTAAGAAAAAAGCTAAGGCTAAAGCAAAAGCTAAGAAAGCCCCTAAAAAGGCTACTTAACTAAAAGGAGAATACTATGAGCGGTATCAAGCGTCAGACTTCTTTCCCAGATCCTAAAGTATCTGTGGATAAGTTTAATGTAAAAGATCAAGGCACGGTTGACTATGCCAAGATAGAAGATGTTGCTAACCCAGGCGCACCTAAGCCTTATGGTGCGGGCAATTCTAGAGGCGGCGGTGCAGCATTACGCGGTACTAAGTTTGAGGGAATCTTCTAGCAAATGTTTCGCGCTCCTTATCAATCCTTCGGCCAGATGCAGATAGGCCAAGTGTCAGGACCGTCTTTAGAAGAAGTGTTATCTCAGCGCGGCTTTGAGATGCCAAAGATGAAGACAGGCCCTGAATCCCAGATTTCATTGCTGTACAAAGACCCGATTACGGGCAAGATGATATCTGGTGGCCCTCATGCTGCAAGCCACGCTAGAGCTATGAGTGATTTTTACGCTAAAAACCCAGAGGCTCTTGACATTGCGAAGCAGCATCAAAAAGACCAACAGTATAACCCAGGCGGTTTTGGTAATCTTCACCAAGGCCCACCAAAGCCACCACAAGAAATAATGCCGCAAAAAGATATGAGTGGTAGAGGCGATAGCGGAGGTTTACCGGCAGTAGCTCTGCCCGATTACTTAGCTGGCATTCGTGCAGAAAACAAAACACGACAAGATAAAATAAATTCTGGCGAATTGGTTCGAGATCCAAATCAAAGGGATCGAGGGCCACCAAGGTATATTACAAAAGCTGAAGCAGATGCTTTAAGGCCGATTTCAGTAACTGGTGAATTAACCCCTCCTACTCCAACGCCACTATTTAAAGAGTCTCCGCTGGTCGGAGATCAAACAATTACTCCTCCTCCAAGGGAAGAGCCTGTTTTTGGTGGGCAGACGGGTGGAGGCATAGGTGGGCTGCAACAGTTCATGCAGATAATGCAGATGATAATGCAGATGGTTCAGCAATCCCAAGGAATGGGAATGGGTGGCATGAGAAGAAATAATTTTGCACAGCCTCCAAGATTTGGTGGTTTTAATCAGTACCAATCACAGCAACAATACAGACCTCAATTCCAACAAAATTTTAATAATCCTTATGGGCCTTATTAATATGATTAAAAAGAGAATATAAATGGCCATTGGTAATTTCGGCATAGGCGGTTTTCGTATTCCTGGAGCGGGAGGCATAGATATTGAGGAACTTGTTGCTCAATACAAACGCGCCCCAACTCAGTCAAAAAAGACTAAGCCTAAGCCTAAGCCAAAAGCTAAAGCTAAAGCAAAGCCCAAGCCTAAGCCTAAAATACCTATAAGACCAAATATGAGAGGCGGTCGTTTTGGGTTAATGGAAGACAGTGGACTTGCTCCAGCTCCAAAAAAGAAAGCAGTAAAAGCAGTGGCTGTAAAGCCAAAGCCCAAACCCAAGCCTAGATCTAGACCAACTCCTTCTAGAGCATCAATAGCAAGAGGCATGGAGGATTTTGCTAGAGCTCCTGTTACTACATCAAGGCCAAAAACAAAACCTAAGCCCAAGCCAAAACCAGCAATTGTTTCAAGACCTAAAGTCACGCCTCGTCCTTCTCCCGTAAAAATAGCTGCTCGTCCAAAGATCAGTAGCGAAGATTTAATGAAAGTTGGTCCTCAAGAAAAAGGAAGAGCCAGCATTCCTAAGATTAATTTGTCTAGTGTAATACCTGGAGCAAACATTAATATTCAGGAAATAATTAAGCAAGTTACACAAACCCCAACTGCTCAAGCTCCATCAGAAACAAAAGAAGTTATTAAAGAAAAAGAAAACATAGTAAGCAAGATTGCTAATCAACCAACTTCTGAAGACAAATCTTTTGTTGAGTTGGCTATAGATGAAACAAAAAAGAAAAGCGAATCTATCTCTGATGAAGAAATGCTTTCAATACTTCAAAAATTATTTAAAACAGAACAACCTCAGCAACAACCTAAAATGCCTCAAATGCCTCAAGTCCCTCAAGTCCAACAATGGGATATGATGGGACAACAACAAACTGGAAGCATGATGCCGACTCCAATGTCTGCTGTTGTTAAAGGTCCATTTATGCCTTTACCCATGCCGCCACAAATGCCTTCTGAAATGTTTGGTGGTTATGGAGGAACGGCTCCGATTGTTCCAGCCATGGCTTATGCGGGGTTGGGAAATTTCCCTCAACCACCTCAAATGGCAGCGCCTCGGTATGATCCTGATGCAGAGCCTGGAGGCCCACCAATGCCAACTGGACCTGTCTTTACCTAAATGGATTCACTGGCATTAGCAGATTATATTTTAAAGAAGTTCAATGATTATGAAGAACGCGCTAAAGACTATTTGTCTGGTGGCGCAATTAAAGATATGGAGGACTACAAATTCGTCATGGGTGAGTTATCGATGCTTCGCACCCTGCGAGAAGACTTAAAAGAAGCATTGCATATTGAAGGAGATATCGATGAGTGAACCCCAAGTGGACACTGTCGCACAAACGTCTATTGCAGACGCATACATCGAGCCAGAAAGTCGGGTCTTAAATCCTGAATTACTGGACAAATCGCTCTTAGAGCGCATGCCTAATCCAGCAGGTTATCGATTATTAGTTATGCCTTACAAAGGTAAGGGGATGACTGATGGCGGTATTATGCTGACTCAATCAACCGTAGATAGAGAAAATTTGTCCACGATTGTTGCTTATGTATTAAAAGCTGGCCCTTTGGCTTATCAGGATGAAGGTAAGTTTGGGAATGTTCCTTGGTGTGAGGAAGGTGATTGGGTTCTGATTGGTCGTTATGCGGGTGCTCGTTTTGCATTTGAAGACGGCGAAGAAGTTAAAATCATTAACGATGATGAAGTAATTGGGACCATAGCAGATCCCGATGACATCAAATCACTATAGGAGTAAATCATGGCTGAAGAAACCTTGACCGAAGCTCTGGCTAATCTCAATGATGAAAACATTGATAAGGCAGCGCTTCCTGAACAAAGGCGTGTTGAAGAAGATACTTCTGAAGAATCTACATTTATCGAGTTAACCGAAGAAGATGTTAATAGCATTGATCCAATTACTGATGATGTGGTTCAAGAAGAATTTGAATCAAAGCCTTTACCTAATGAAGAAGAATTAAATGAAGTAGAGCGAAGAAACAAAACTGCTAAAGATCGAATCAATAAGTCAGTAGCACAAGCCAAAGAATTTCAACGTAGAGAATTGCAGGCATTGCAATATGCCAAAACTCTTCTTGATAAAAATCAAGAGCTTGAGAGTAAATTAAATCAAAACCAAAGCGCAGCAGCCGAAGAAAACTTAAAAGTTCAAAAAAGCTATGGCGTTGAGTTTGAAAACCGTATTGAGGCTCAAGCAGAAGGAGCAAAAAAAGCTCTGAAAGCAGCAATGGATGCTGGCGATCAAGATGGTTTAGTTGAAGCACAACAGCTACTGGCTAGAGCAGAAGCGGATCGAACTGCTTTAAACAAATACAATCAAGATCTTGAAGAATATGAGCAAAATCTTGAAACCTATAATACGCAGCAAGCAGAGGCTCAAGTAGAAAGCCCTGCTCAATTGCAACAAGTTCCACAAGAGCCCGAATATCAAGAGCCTTCTGACAAAGCAAAGCAATGGGCAAATGATAATAAATGGTTTGGAACTGATCGAATTATGACTCGAGTAGCAATGGGGATTCATGAAGACCTTGCTGAGACTGGCATTGACTTGGAATCTGACGAGTATTATTCTGAATTGAATAAAATTATGCGACAAGAATTACCGCATAAGTTTGAGAACGCTGTAAACGACAGAAAAAACGTCCAGACTGTCGTTTCGACTACGCGCACAACTGGAAATGGACGCAATCAAAATGATCGTAGGATTGAGTTGAGTCCAAGTGAACAGCAATTAGCTAAGAAACTTGGAGTTCCATTCAAAGAATACGCAAAACAAAAGATGAGGTTACAGAACTCATGAGCGAACAAGAAGCTAAAAAATCGAACGCAGGATCTAATCGATCTTCGCGCACACAAAACGAACGATCTAATACGGCTGCTCGAAAACCATGGGCTCCGCCTCAAGTGTTGGAAACGCCCCCTCCTCCACCTGGAATGCATTACAGATGGATACGAACTCATATTCGGGGAGAGGAAGATAAGACCAATGTACATATGCGCTTTCGGGAAGGCTATGAGCCTGTAAAACCTGAAGAAGTTCCTGGCTATGATTTGCCGGTAATGGAAGAGGGAAAGCATGCAGGTACAGTTGGTGTTGGCGGTTTAATTCTGTGTAAAATACCAGAGGAGACCGTTGGGGAAAGAAATGCTTATTACCAACGTCAGACTGACCACCAAATGCAAGCGGTGGATAATGACCTGATGAAGGATGAGCACCCTGCTATGCCAATCTCAAGTGAGAGAAAGACGCAGGTAACTTTTGGGAATTCTAAGCGTTAGTTTAGAATTGTTATTTTGATTGTGTTACGGAGAAAGTAAAAGATGGCTAATAATGACGCCCCTTTTGGACTCCGCTATGTACGAAACGTACAGGGCAAGTATAATAACTCTGGACAATCTCGTTATCGCATAACTACTGGCGACCAAACCAATACGACTAATATTTACCAAGGTGACATTGTTACTCAAAACACCGCTGGTATTGTCACTCGTATTGCTAGGGCTGATGGTGGAAGCGCGACTAGCGACATTATCATAGGTGTATTTAATGGTTGTTTCTATACAGATCCAACTACTAGTAAGCCTACTTGGAGTAATTACTGGCCTGGTAATGCAGCTACAGACGCAATTGCCTTTATTTATGACGATCCCTTTGATGTCTTTGAAGTGCAAGCGGATGCAGCATTTCCTGTCGCAGACCTCTTCGGCAACTTTGATATTGTCGATAATACTGGTACAGGAAGCAGTGATAGCGGAATTTCCTATGTGGAACTAGATGTTACTACGGGAGCTACTACAGCTACCCTACCAATGAAAGCCCTGGATATTTCTGGAGACCCAGAAAATTCAGATGTAAGTTCAGCAAACACCAACGTGCTTGTTACTATTCAGAATCATCTGTTTGGTCAGAAGCAAGTCGGTCTAGCTTAGGAGGATAACTAATGGCTATTTCAAGAGCACAGTTAGCCAAAGAGCTAGAGCCTGGACTCAATGCTTTATTTGGCATGGAGTATGCGCGTTATGAAAACGAGCATGCGGAAATTTTTGAGACTGAATCTTCAGACAGAGCGTTTGAAGAGGAAGTTCTTATTGTTGGTTTCGGCAATGCCGATGTTAAAACTGAAGGTCAAGGTGTTGTTTATGACAGCGCGAGCGAAGGTTTTACCGCTAGGTATACTCATGAAACCGTGGCACTGGCATTTGCTTTGACTGAGGAAGCCGTAGAGGACAACCTTTATGACCGACTTGGTTCGCGTTATACGAAGGCTTTGGCCCGAAGTATGGCTCACTCAAAGCAGGTTAAAGCTGCCAATGTTCTTAACAACGCATTTTCATCAAGCTATACGGGCGGTGACGGCAAATCACTTGTTGCCACTGATCACCCACTAGCTGGTGGCGGAACGCTATCGAATCGACCAACTACGTTTGTGGATTTGAACGAAACGTCCTTAGAAAATGCTTTGATTAGTATTTCAACTTATGTTGATGACAGAAACATGATCTTGGCTCTTCAAGGAACCAAGCTAATTGTTCCTCCTCAACTTCAGTTTGTTGCTGATCGATTGCTTGAAAGCCCCGGACGGGTTGCCACAGCAGACAACGATATCAACGCTATCAGGAATATGGGATTGCTACCGCAAGGTTATGCAGTTAACCATTTCTTGACAGACACTGATGCGTTCTTTGTTTTGACTGACTGTCCTGATGGCTTTAAGCACTTTGAGCGTTCTCCAATATCCACCTCAATGGAAGGTGATTTCGATACTGGTAATGTTCGCTACAAGGCTAGAGAGCGTTATAGCTTCGGGTGGTCTAATCCACGCGCAGTATACGGTTCTCAAGGAGCGTAAAGCTTTGGGGGGCTTTATGCCCCCCACTTTTAATCTGGGAATATAATAGCCCTAGCGACTGTCCCAGCAGACGCTTACGAAGACTCTAGGGCGAAACCTTTCGTAAGGAGGAAACCTGATGGCTCAGACAACTTTTTCTGGTCCAATTCGATCTTTAGCAGGTCTTATCAATGCCGGTTATAACGGAGTGGTAAGTTTAACTGCTGACACAACTCTTACTGTTGCTGCCCATGCTGGCAGACCGCTTCTTTGTAATGATGCGGATGGTAAGTTTACTCTCCCTAGTATTGTTGCAACAGAGCCAACAGATAAAGGAGACCCTAATCAAACAGCTAATCTAGGCGCACAATTTACTTTTATAGTAGTAACTGCTGCGACTGATATGGATATTTTAACTGACGGCACTGATAAATTTGTAGGTGGCTTATACACTGGTGTTGATGACGCTACAGGTAAAACATTTATTTCTGGTGCATCTAACGATGTCATTACCCAGAATGGTTCTACTAAAGGCGGATTAGCTGGAAGTATTGTTCGAGTGACTGCTGTAGCAAGTGCTAAATATGCTGTAGAAGGATTAATACTTGGCTCAGGCACTATAGTAACTCCGTTTGCAGACGCTTAATACAGGAGTGAATTGATATGGCTACTCGTATCACGGGCAACGATGTAAAAACTGCAACAGTTACGGCTGATGGAGCATTAGTGGATCACCCTTGCAGATTGCGAGGGTTGATCGTTGCTGGCGGTAGTTCAGATGGCTCTGTTATTTTTTATGATAACGATAGTGCAGCCAGCGGAACTGCGTTATTAACTCTAGGAGTTAATGCCAATACCAATGAAACATTGAATATTCCTGATCAAGGAGTATATGCATCGAATGGTATTTACGCGGATGTCACTAATGTGGATCGTGTAACTATCTTTGTTTCATAGGAGAAGCTATGGCGACATCAGGGTCTAGAGACTTTGAGCCAGACGTTGCAGAGTATGTAGAAGAAGCGTTTGAGCGGTGTGGACTGGAGTATCGAACAGGATATGACGGTGTTACCGCTCGGCGTTCTTTAAATTTATTATTTGCTGATTGGGCTAATCGAGGGTTAAACCAGTGGACAATAAATAATACCAATACAACATTAACCAAATCAGATACTTTTTTTGATTTAGACTCTTATACTATTGATGTATTAGATGTTGTAATCAGAACAACCTCTGGTGGTACGACTACCGATATCCAAATGGAGCAAATTTCCAGGTCAGCTTATTGGAATATACCAACAAAGACTACGGAAGCTCGTCCCACTCAATGGTATTTAGATAAACAAATTACGCCTCGATTGTATTTTTGGCCAGCGGCTGAAAACAGCACAGATGCTTTGTATATTAATCGATTGATTAGGATTGAAGATAGTGATGCTGGAGCAAATACCGTAGGCGTTCCTTTTCGTTTTTATCCTTGTTTAGCAGCGGGATTGGCTTATTACTTGTCAATTAAACGCGCTCCAGACAGAGTTCAGATGTTAAAGACGATGTATGAAGAGGAATTTGCTAGGGCAGCAGATCAAGATGAAAGCAGAGCATCTTTATTTATTGCACCTAGTATGAG